AGAAGGAGGAAGTCTTTTAGTTGCTGGAACTAATCTTTTTCTCTGTGGTGTAAGTAATTTTGGTTCTGGTGCTCCTGATATTTGTTTTGCTCCACCATAATGATGAGAATATGGTGCTGGTGTTTTTACACTAGAAGAAGATACCTTTTCTTTTGCTGGTCTTCCTGGAGATTTTGGTTCTTTTTTTTCTGGTTGTGTTGATTTTGCTGCTTCTGCTTTTTTCTTTGCCGCAAGATATCCAACTCCATGAACTGCTGCTTTAGCAAGTCCACCAGCAAGAGATGCTACATTCCCAACTGCTTTTGTATAAGCAGTTGGGTCTTTATCTTTACTTGAAATTGTTTGTGTCTTAACTCCAGAAAGAGCCGATTTTATTCCTTCTTTATGTTTTTCAGTTCCTTTCTTTTTAAGATTTTCTAATTCTTTTTTCTTTTGGTCTTCATATTTTTGTTTTTTAAACTCAAGTTGTTTTTTTAAATATTCAGTATAATCAGATTTTTTCTTTTTATCCTTTTCCTTTTTATTTTTTGATTGTTCGTCTTTCAAAGCTGCCTCACCTGCCTTTCTGATTTCAGCAGAAGTCATATTTTTTTTATCTTTTGCTTCAGTAATAATTTCGTTCCAAGGTCTCATTTTACTTAGATACTTCTTTTCCTACTGGTATTTATCTTATTCACAAAGTTCACGAACATCTTTCAACCAACTCTTAAACATCACACCTTCTTTGGTTACGCAAATTAAATGATTTGCTCCTCTGCGAAGAATTCTCCCAACCAATCCACTATTTAAATTTTCCACTAAAGCACCAACATCAAATAATCCATTCTTTTTATAATTCCATCTCATTCCTTCATAATCCATTTCTGGTACAATCTTCCAAATTTCAGTATCTTCACTCACTTTCATCGAACGAGCAACAGTATTAAACATCTCGTGCTTCTCAATTGTATCCATATTTGCTGGAAGTCCAGTAGCAAATCTTTCATAATCTCCTGTTGCTGCTGCTGTTCTCATCATCGCAGAAGAACCAGGATTTTCAACATCACTATCAGGGTCTTTTACACCAGATGGGACTACCTCAATGTTATTAAATTGATATTGTTGTCCGTCTCCTTTATGAACTAAACTTTGGAATTCTCCAAGTCTATCTTGCCCCGTCACGATTACAACATCAGTATATCCATCATTATACACAGAACCCAAAACATCAAAAATAGTTCTTGCTTCATCACTATCTACAATATAATCCGCATACTCTGGGAACATCGATTGCATATAAGAAATCTTCAATCCAGGATTAAGTGGATTTGCTGCTCCATCTTCAATACGACTCGGATAAACTCTAAACTCAAATCCTCTTCGAGTTGCTTGTGTGTATCCTGCTTTTAATAATGCTCCGTGATTTTTAGATGGAGGATTAAATCTTCCAATCACAATCGCAACACCATTAACTTGCTCTACTTCTGGTTGCTGTTGCTGTGTTGCTTGTTGTGGTGCTACCTGCTGCTGTTGTGCTGCTGCTTGTTTCTTTGCTCCTTGTTGCTCTTGAGAACCAGCACCACCTGCACCAAAATATTTTAATTTTCCACCTACAGTTTTTGCTACAAGATTTCCCTGACTATCATACCAATCACCGTGTCCGTCTCCTTTAAGTCCGCGGTTCTTTGCTTCAGTAGACGCAAGTGTTTCTACTGCCTCTTTGATAAATCTAGCAAAACTTTTCATTTATATGGTATTTTTAGTTATTTATTGTTTAATTTATTCTAAACCTCTTAATGGAGTGGAAATTTTTATTGAATTTCCAAGAGCATTTTGTGGTTTTGCTTCTACTCGAAGTCCAGGAAATCTATATGCATTTCTACTTTCTTTAACACTATTAACTTGAAAATAAGGAAATATTTCTGGTGGAATATCATTTAAAGATTGATAGATTCCATTTACATTCACTTCAACTGTATCTCCATTTATATTAATTGCACTATTAAAATTATTTGATATTACAGCACCTCTTCCCAAAATATCAGAACCAAATATCACACGTTTTGCATCTGTTCTACCACATCTATATGCAATTGCAACTTGTGAACCTCCACTTGTTCTAATAATTCTATATCTAGTCTTTGTTCCTTCATTGTATGGAATTGGTTTATAACCTCTAGCATTTGATGGATTATTCAAATCTTCCAACAAATAACCTAATATTTTTTCAGCAACATAGTCTCCAATCAAAGTATCTGCCGATTCCCAAGCTTTAAAGTTTGGTCTTTTCAATGAAACATTAAATACATTTCCACCACCATAATTTATTCTAAAATCAGTCTTAATATCTTTTGCGTCAGCACCACCAACAAAATCTATTTCAGAAACATCATTTAAAGTTATTGTTTTTGAAGAACTTTGAAATATAATATTTTTTACATTTAATCTACTTGCAGTTCTAAATGCATTCATAGCCATCATTTCATTTGCATCCTTTACAGTCTGCGAATTTGTTATAAGCATATAAAACCCCTCTTTCTTGTATTTAGAAAGAGGGGTTTGTATTTATTCTTCTACTTGTTCTCCAATCTTTTCATCAAGAAGACAAATCACTTCTCTAATTTTATTAATCCTTTCCGTTGGGAACTCATAACTGTATCCTTTTTGTGCGTCAAAAAGAACTTGTCTTACAGTTGCTGCAGAAATCAAATCAATTTTGATACTTACATTTTTACTCATTAGATGTCTCCCTCTTCACGATTTTCACTATAGAATACATCAAAAAATCCATCAGGATAACGTTTCATCAGTTTATCAATATTTGTTTGAATTACTTCATCAAAAGAAACTTCAAGAGCAATACAAGCTTGGGCAACATACCACAGAGTATCACCAAGTTCCTTAATCAGATGGGTGCGAGTTTCTTCATTCCAAGATTTTCCTTGGAAGACCATTTTCTTTACGATTTCCAAGAACTCTCCTGCTTCTGCGTTCATTCCAACACCAGCAGTTAAAAGTCTTTCAATATTAGCACCCTTTTCATCCAACTGAACCATACGGTCAGAGAGAGCAAGAAAATCTTTGGATGCATCACTTGTAACTGCATCTACAAAGTTTTGATATTTACCAAAGTCAATTCGTTGTGTCATATTATTTAAAATTTAAATCCAGAAAATTTGTCTGTTTTTTTACTTTCTTCATAAGTATACTCTTCTTCTTGTCCTGCGTCAAGTATATCATTTTGGGCTGATTGTTCTACGTCATAAAGACGCATTTTTGCCCTATCAATCCCAATCACAAATCTTTTATTTACTGTTGGGTCATTATAACGATTCTTCAATTGTTTTACCATAATCTGTCCCAGTCCCTCCAACTCCTCTGTACTAATAAGGGCAAACATAAGGTCAGCAGTAGCAGGAAGACCAAAGGATTCACTAGTATCAGTAAGGTCAGGGTCAGAGCTAGAAAAACCTGAACGAGTAGTTTGAGTAGCACTGACGATTGGAACATTTGCTTCAACTGCAAGACCACGGAGTTCTTCTGCAATTGCTTTAACATATGAGTAAGAATTAACTGAAAAATTACTCTTATATCTTGAGGACCCACAAATATTAAGGTAGTCAATGAAAATAATATCAGGTTTAAATGATTTCTTAAGAGAAAGTTCATTTAGAAGTGCCCTAAAATGACCTGCGTGTGCGGAAGCAGTTGGATATTCTTTGATAATCAAAGTTCCTTGTGTCTTCTTCGCAATATTATTTACTTTTGTATCGAACATCATTTTTGGTAATGTTTCGATATCTTTGATATTTACATTCAAAAGGTTTGCATCAATTCGTTCAGCAATTTTCTCTTCTGCCATTTCAAGCGTAATGTACAATACGTTCCGTCCTTGGAGCAAGACGGAGCTAGCAAAATGGCACATGAATAAAGACTTCCCGACGCCCGTACCAGCAAGTGCGATATTAAGAGTTTTGTTAGGGATGCCACCTTTGGTAATCTTATTAAAATATTCCAAATCAAATGCAATTTTGTCTTCTTTTCTGTGATACGAGTCATATCTTTCTTGGTAATCATTTAAATAATCGTGTCCAATGTGGTCATCAAAAGAAACAGCAAGTGCCTCTTGAAGAATAGTTGGAATTGCATCTCTATTCTTTTTATCATCTTGTCCGTCAGCAATTTTGATACTTTCCATAAGTGCAAGATAGATTGCTCTATCACGACACCATTTTTCTGTAGTGTCGGTAATCCAATTAGTATCGGCAGGGAGAATATCTAAATTAGAAACATAATCGCATATTGTTTTATAAGTGTCTTCAGTAATATCAGTTCTTTTTTCAGTTTCAATCAAAAGAACTTCTTTTGTTGCGAGACTATCATAAGCAACAATAAACTTACAGATTTCTTCAAATACTACTTTTTCGTGTAAATTTTCAAAATATTCAGTTTTAATAAAAGGTAATACTTTTCTACAATAATCATTATTGAAAAGTAAATTTCTCAAAATAGTAGTTTCGACTTTTTCCATTACTCCTCTAACTATGGATTTTTTTTATGGTGGGGAACATCAAATACAAAAGTAATTCTAACCTCATCATCAATATTTTCAGCACTATGGGGAAGTTTATTGTTGAACCAAAAGAAAGTTCCAGGTTCAACAATCATAGTTTCATCCCCAACAGTATACCTGTATTTCCCTTGAATGGAAAGGTGGTATCTATCTTTCGTAAGATAATAAGTCCCCTCATCAATATGAGTTCCAACAATCTCACCAACAGGCAAAGAAAGAAAAGCACAACGACGTATTTTTTTAAAATATGTCTTTAAGAATTTAAGAACTTCTGTATGTTTTTCATATGCAGGTGTTTGAATACAAATTTCAGTATCACCAACATATTGCCCTTCCCTTTCTATTCCTCCCATTATCAATTGAAGAACATCAACCGTAACAGTATATTTTGTTGGGTCAAGTTGTTCTATCTTTTTATCTTTGATATTTTTTTGCGAACCCCAATCTTCTGGATATTGTTTTATTTGTTCTAATATTTTAGATACATCAATTCCAGTTTTTATAACTCGAATATTTTTCATTTATAATGAAGATAAGTATGAAGCAAA